CTGTATTTTCATAAATAACTTCTTCGGCTGTAATACCAGTTGGAGAAGCAGGAGCTACATCTAAATTCGTAACATCTCGCTCTGTTAAAGCAATACCACTTTCAATATGATTATATTTACCAGCATTGTATTCACTTGCTGTAATAACATGAGTAGTTCTATCTTCTTCGCTAATAGTTAACACTCTCCAAGTTGATGTAAGAATATCTGTTGTTTGATAAATCCAGACACTATTAGCTTGAGGAGCAGAAGTAAAATGTTGTCCTAATGAAATAACTGATCCTGATATACCACTAACAGTTTTATTTTCTACTGAACCATCAGATAAGACTACAGATAAAGTAGATCCTACGGAAAAAGATAATCCTGTTACATCATCTACAGTCACAGTATTAGTTGTTGCGGCTTGAATACGACCACCTCTACGTTCTCCTGACCTTACAGGATCAGCTATTTCTATGATCTGCCCAGGTCTGACAATAACTCCAGCATCAACTGAAGTAGCAAATGTTACGACTTCACGTTCTACGTTTTCCATATATAACAACCACTTTGCCAAACGATTTGCTTGACCTCTACTTGTACAAGCAAAAGCATTTATATTTTTTACAACACTTCCATATCTAGCTTGGTTTGCGGTATCTATAACTTCTTCGTAATTAACATCTCTAAGGTCTAAATCCATATATTTTGCAACTACAACTGTAGGTCTAGTTCTTTGAGATGTATTTTGATAAGTAAATCCTGGAGGCGTTACGTTACTTAAATTAAACAAGTAACTAGAATCTTTTGGAGAATCTTGCGTAATAGTTAGGCTACCAGCTTCGTAATAAGGCATGGCTCTAAATACAGAGCACATTTGATTTATTACGTTATAAGCTTCCTGTTGATTTTGGATCGAAACATTGCAACTAAATCTAGGTTCTGTTGCACCTGTTCCAGTACCATCATCTACCTGTTCAGAACAATAAACTGATGCTGCATAAAAACTAAACTTATCTAAACCAGACTCTTGTAAATGATCTCCTAATCCATACCTAGAAGAAGTCAGGAGGTCATATAAACACCAAGCTGGATCATTTGTATATTGTGCTGCTCCAAGCGTTCCATTAAAAACTCCTGTATAAGATAAGCTGCCATCGGAATTAACAGTAGCGTTATGAGGAATCTTTACTTTGATTCCTTTTACCAAATACTTTCTAGTAGGAATAGATGTAAATTGTTCTGCATCAACCTTTAAACCAACTAATGCACTATTCGCATATGTTCTAAGATCATATTTAATTTCTACATAACTGTTGAATTGAATTTCATTAGCTAATTTACTAGATGCACTATCGGCTGTTATTCTTGTGACTTTTATATTGACAGGGAAAGCTCCATCTAAATTTATTAGATAATCTCTTTGGTAAGTATCAGGAGTTCTTCCTGTGATTTTTCCAGCATTACCAGAGACTACAGTTTGATATGAACCACCACTATATTGAACAGCTATCTCTAATTGAACTTCAGTACCAAAAATATCTCCTTTATCACTTAAAGATTGTAAAGATGGAACAGTTATTGTTACTGAAACTGCATCAACTGTAGAATCTGTAATCTGAACAACTTTAGGTGTTGCCTGTGGAACTGTAGAAAATCCTGTTGATTTTGTAGTTTCTACATTTTTTGTTATTGGAATATTTGTTTGATTAGATGTACCAGTTCTAGCCTCAAAAGTTACATCTTTAAAATTAAACGTACCATCAGCCGATTGTAATGGTGTGTTGTTTAAGAATATAGATTTTGCACCATCGACTAAACCACTTATCTCTCCTTCACTAATTAAATCTAATACTTTAGCAAACTGTTTAGAATCTAAATTGTCTTTAGCTTCGGTAGGAGTACCGCCTCCACCTCCTCCACCTTTTCCTCCGCCACCACCAGAACCTATAACTTTACTCATACTTCCACCTGTGCAGTTTCAATACCAGCCGATATTACTACCGATCCAGTTAATACTTCACCATAAATAACAGGAACAGCTACTCCTGCTCTACTTGTATTTTGTATGCCACTAAAATTAAAAGATAATCTAGGATCTTGCTCACTTTCAGAAATTTTAGGAACAGGAGTAAGCATATCAGCAACTCCTTGCAATACTAAAGATGCTCCAACATATACAGCAGCTTGTGTTATAGCTCCTGCTGCTGCAAAAGAACCCGTTGTACTTGATCCTGCAAAAAAAGCAGACGTAGTAAGCGGTGTAAATAAAAACGCACCTCCTATTAATGCTGCTCCGAGTAATACTTTTCCTATCCCTCTACCTCCTTCACCTCCAACTACAGGAATAATTTTTATATCCTCTTGTCCATTCGGATAATGTAATTCTTTTTCTTCTAACTCCCAGTTATCAATTGCAACTTTATAATATCTATCTGCCATATGTTTTTCTAACTGTGGAAAATTTACCACTAAAAATCTTATTGCCTGTGCAGCAGTATGTACTTCAGCTTCAAAAGTTTTTTCACCTAAAAACTTTGCTAGTTCTCCGTATAGCTTAATTTTACGCAGCATAACGAATCCTTTTACCTGTACATTTTAGCAGCCATTCATCTAATAGATCACGACTTGATAACCTATTTTGCAAATGATGTAAAACTGTTTGCTGTCCTAAGTAAACACCAATATGATTTAATCCGCTACTACATATTGACATTAATAATAAATCTCCTACTTCTAAATCTTCTTCTTCTGATAATTCTCTAAAGCCTGTTTTAGCAAAACAATCTGCAAACATTGGATTTTTTATAAAATCTTCTGATGAAACTGGTCTAATCCAATCTATTAATTGTATTCCTAATTCTTCCTTATACCAATCTCTACATAAACTCCAGCAATCAGTAACACCCCATACCCATTGTCTACCTATCAAAGGTGCTTTATATCCACAAGGTTCATAAGATTCCCATTGTTTTAAATTAGGTTGAACAATCCACCATTTTAAATTTGATTTTTCACACGCAACTTTATCTGCTTCACTTGGTTTTGGACTTGTTACGGGATGACTATGAACAACAGCTACTATTTCTCCTTGATCTTCAGCTTTAACCCAATCATCTCCATCTAAAATAAATTGATCAGTTGGATCGAAAGCTAAATTTTTACAAGGAAAATATACCTCTTTACCTTTTTTGATTAACAAAAGACCACAAGATTCTCTTGGGTTTTCTTTTATTGCGTGTTCTAACGCTTGATCTTTCCACATTATGAGAAGAACGTACCAACACCAGGGAAATCTGCTGGTAATACTTGTCTTTTAGGTAGACGGACACCCTCTATGTCATAAGTAGCTGCTAATTCAAATTCAATTATGTCTCTGTTTTCTGTTGATTTTCGGTCAATTATAAAAATTTGCTCATCAAAAGTAGCAGTAGAATCTGGTGTCCCATGAGGATTATCACCTGACTCTTCATTAATTGCACTATTATTTTCTTGAATAATATTACTGCCAGTTTCTAATAAAATCTGACCCCCAAGAAAATTTACATTATCAATATATCTTTCTAGAGTTCTTATTCTTGTAACCTTTGCTCCTTCTAAACCTTGAGGTAAAGTTAAAATTATTGTTGTAAAAGTTCCTAATATATTAGATATTCTTAAACGTGGTCTGGGAGTCTGTTTGCCATTGAATTCAAAACCTTCAGCTTCTATTGGCATCTTTACATATTCAATATTATTAAAAACTAAATTACCGTTATTGTTTTCATTCACTCCATTATGAAAATAATACTTTGTATTAGATCCATGAATAGCAGTAATAAGTTCAAGCTGAAAAAGCTCAACAATATTACTAGGATTTATTTTCTGTAGTTCTGATACAGGGGTAGCCATTAGGGTTCAAATACTTGTTGAAATACCATAGTTAAACTAGCCCTATTTAAAAAAGGTATTCTTTTAGTCCATTTCAGACATATCCACTTATAACTTACAGAACTACCAGGAGGTTGCCAATCAAAAGAAGCACCATCATCTGCCCTAGCTTCAAGAAAGCTTTCTATCGTATCTGAATCTGATTCGCTGACATCAAAAGTCAAAGCCCAAATATACGGTTTTGTATTCAATCCAAATTTAATTCTATGCTGGTAGCCATCATTAAATTGCGTAGTTCGGATCTGTGAAGATGTTGTTTTACGAGAATTATAGGAAGGATTTATAGAGGGAAAAGTAGCCATTATCCTAATAAACCTCCTGGTCTTTTTTGTTTAATCAATTCTGATTGTATAGCAACAGAAATTAATTGACCAAGTTCTCTACCTTGTTGTTCATCACCTTCAACAGAAGAACCAGAAGCATCTACGTTTACAACTATGCTTGTAGAACCACCTAAAGCATGATTAGGTGTAATCCCACCAGAAATTCCTGGTGTAAATATTTCTGGGCCTTTCTCTCCTACTAAATAACTTGTACCTCCTTGTACTGGCCCACCACTTGCTCTACTGTACTTAGACATATCAGTTAAATTAAACTCTTGAGTATCATTTACAGGTGAATCAAAAGTAAACATATTACTAAATAGTCCTAAAAATGATTTTTGCACCTGTAACGCAAGAAGTCGTGCAGCAGTATCTAAGAAATAATCAGAAATTCTATTTAACATATTTCTAAACGCATCAGAAACACTCATTGTTCCTTTAATAATTCCCTTAAAGGAATCTTCAAAACCAATTTTAATCTGACTACTTAAATCTAAAACTGCTCTCATAGGATTTAGCAATTTTTTTATTTCTTCTTCTGGAGCTTTAAATTCTGCAAGAAACTGTAGTTTTTCTACATTTTCACTTAAAGCATCAACTAATTGTTTTGCTGAAGCAGTACTCAAATCAAAATCAGCAGGTAAAGTTTTTAATGCTTGTTTCAATAATTCTGTATCTTCTAAAATAGGTTTTAATATTCCATCAATTTCTTTTGTTTTTTGTTCTAAAGGTTTACTCGCATCGTTTAATATTGTTTGAATTTCTGAATTTTCGGTAATTATTGCATTTAAAATTTTTCTAAAATCTCCAGTAAAAGTAGTTATATCAGCACCAGGAACTATAGAACGAAGATTACCAGAGATACTCACAACTCTATTTATTCGTTTTAAATCTTCTTCAAATCTTTCTGTAAATCTGCTTGATTGTTTTGCTGCAAGTAATGAATTAACTATAAAATCATTAGCAGCTTCAGAACCTTCAGTACTTAAAATCTTATAAGCTTCAAATTCTGTTCCTAAAGTTAATTGTTCACTTAATTGTTGAATCCTCGTAAGAGTACTTGAAAAATCATTTAATCCAATAGTTGCATCAAATAATCCTCTATCTCCAAAAATTCTTGCTAAATCTATTCCTCCTACATCTGCAAATTTACTAAAACTTGCTACTAATTCAGTAGCTTCCTCTTTAGTTATGTCTAAATCTCTGCCTAATTTTCTAATTTCTTTTCTTGTAAATTGAGTAACAGCACCAGAATTTTTAAGATCTTCATTTAAAGTTCGTACTGCTTTTCTAAAATTTCTTATTTTTTCGATTTCAGCAGCAATAGCAGTAGCAAAAATAGAAGCAGCAAAACCACCTCCAGGTGCAAGTGCTCCTCCAGCACCACCAGCAATACCACCCATAAGAGAACTTAATCCACCAGCACCAAATAATGCAGGAAAACCTCCACCAATCATGGCACTACCAACACCACCTTTAAGTCGGCCCATAGCACCACCCTGCATGGCAAATGGCCCAGATAAAGCATTTTTTCCAAAACCTAACCTATTTCTTAATGGTTGTCGTGGGCCTATTTGACCTCCAGCCATGCCAAAACCACTACCAGGTAAAAATCCTTGTGCTTGACCAGTTAAAGTATTAAAATTTGCTGCTGTGGCTTGCTGAGTTAAAACAGATGCTGTTTTAGTAGTTTGTTTTACGTTTGCTTTTACACCATTTTCAATTTTTTTAGCAATTTTATTAAAGGCTAAAAATCCTCCTTGAGAATTATTTAATGCTTGTGCTGGCCCTATTCTTCCTCCAGCTTGACCAAAATCTCCGACAACAGCAGGTCGACTAGGATTAACATTAGTAAATCTAAGTGCTCTATTTTGACGTATATTTTCTTTTATCTGTTGTTTTCTTTGTTGACGTAAATTAAATGTAGGATCATTAACTTCCATTCTAATTTTATTTAGAAGTTTTTCTTTAATAGTTAATTGATTATTGTGCTCTTTTTCTACATTTACTAAAG